GGTGACAACGTAGTTCAGAGCGGTATCGTAGGACGCATCGCTGGTTTTAACGTCATTGAATGGAATGACAGGACTGCGGGTCTGGCAATGATCGCAGGCCACCCCAGATTTGCGACCAGAGCGGAAGAGTTCTCCGTTCCCGTACATCTCCAGGACATGAACGGCTCGGGCAAATACATCGGTGCAAGTGCGGTACAGGGAAGAATCGCATATGCTCACAAGGTGCTCAGAAGCGTGGCTATCCGTGCGGTATATGCTCCCGGCTCTCTTAAGCTCACGGCAGCGGCAGGCAGCACAAAGGGCAAGACTGTTATTACCGTTGCGGCAGGCGGCGATGCAAGCGGCACTTATGCGTACAAGGTAAATCCTTCCGCAAGGGCTGTTTACGGCGAGACTTCCGCCGCATACGCAGGCACAGCGCTTACCAGCGGCACTACCGAGATCGCAGCTGCCGAGGGCAATGTTATCGAGGTAGTTTGCTTTAACTCGGACAGCAAGGCGGTCACTGTCGGCTATATCACCGTGACTGCTGCGATGCTTAAGGCGTAAGGAAAGGTGAGAGTATGGCGGTCAGTACGGATTTTTATTATGACGTTTTCGGCGGTATGGACTATCCCGACCTTGACCGCCTGCTGACGAGAGCCGAAAGCGAGATAAACTGCTTTATTCTCCGTGCTCCCGAGACGGAAGAGGAGATGAGGCAGTTTGATCTTGCGGTATGCGCACAGGCTGAATATATGGGGCTGTGCGGCGGCATTGATGCCTGGGCTATGTCGGTATTGGGTACGGCGCAGAGCTTCACTCTCGGCTCGTTCTCGATGTCCTCGGGTGGCTCTTCTTCGGGCGGCGGTTCTGCGGCGGCGAGGGGCATATGCTCTCGGGCTGAGAGTTACCTTGAACGGGCGGGACTTTTATACAGGGGGTGCGGCGTATGTTGCTGATATCCCCTATTCCCCGCTGCTACCTTCCCCACAAGGTCAGGCTTATTGAGAAGTTAAGCTCGGACGGGTGGGGCGGCAAGGGTGAGACCCTTGAGACGGACATCAATTTTGTTTACATTGAGCCTTGCCGTTCTCAGCGTTTTTCTCTCGGGGGCGATATTCCCGAGGTAAGGGCAAAGATGTATTTTGATGCTTTTTCTTCCGTGCCCAATGATGTTTCCTTTGAGACGGGGGACGAGGTTATTTTTAACGGTGAGACCTTTGTTGTGAGTGAGGTGGAGACGTTCTTCACACCACAGGGGGATATTCATCATCTGGAGGTGGTGATGACGTGAGGGTGGATATTGAGATAAGGGGCGGCATATCGGGCGGCGATATGAAAGGCGCTATGGACAAGGCGATTTTTGCTACGTCAGAGCAGGCACTTAAAGACTGCAATTATTTCTGCAAGCAGGATTACGGTGCGCTTATTCTCAGCTCCGTTATACATTCAAGTGTAGCGGCTGAGATGATAGGGCAGCACGGAATAAAAACAAGTGATATCCCTGCAAAACAGCTTATTCAGGCTATGGCTTCTCAGGGAAGTGACCTTGAAAAGGGAGTTTTGCGCTGGGTTATGCCCTATGCGGAAGCAGCATACAAGTGCCCTACTACATACACAGATAAAAATACCAATGCAGTTCCCGAATGGTGCCAAAGGGCTGAAACGGATTTCGGCGATCAGTGGCAGGCTGTTTTCGGACGTGCGTATGAAAAGGAGATACACCGATGAACGGAGACGTTTACACAAAAATCGCCGAGGAGCTTAAAAGGCTGGGCGGCATTGACGAAATAGGCGTTGTGTCGGCGGCGGGTCAGAGTGCGATCATCTATGCGGGGAACAAGAACATCAAAAAATATTACGACGGGAGCAAAATTCAGTCGGTGATATTTTCCGTTTCAGCTATGGACACAAACAACAGGCAGGCTGTGCTTGTGGAAAAGCTCTGCGGCATATGTGAGACCCTTGCCGCTTCCAAGCCTGTTATCGAGGGCATTTCACAGGTCAAGGTAAAAGTAAATTCACTGCCTGCCCCAACGATGCACAATGAACAGTACTGGATATACACCGCCGGTATCGAAATTACATTTTTTATACAGAAATGAAAGGAATGATTTTATGACACTTAAGGAAATGTTTGCGAAAGTCAAGACAAACCCTGCATTTGTGGGATTTATCACTACGGATCAGATGGTTCTTGCTATTGACGTTTCGGCAGAGCAGAACGCTGACGTTGATGAGTTTGCGGTGGCATACATGGGATTTACTGACCGCTCCTCATCGCTCAATCCCAAAGAAAAGACAAACAGCTACTATTTCCACGGTGAGAGCACCACAAAGACAGGAAACCAGAGAACCATTGAGTTCAAGGCGGACAGGTACAAGGGCGACCCCTTCCAGGACTTTGTTACCTCGTTCAAGAAGAAGTATGCAAAGGGTCAGGACGCTATTGTGAGATATGCGTATTTCAACGTACTTACAGGCGAGGGCGAGATTGGCTCCGGCTCTCTGCTCCTGAGTGATGACGGTTCAGGTGCTCCCGAGGAAAATCTTTCCATCGGCGGCAGCATCAAAAAGGCTGCGGCTGAACCCACAGAGCTTAATTTCGAGGGCTTCGGCGGTTACACTGCTCTTAAGGTGTCTCCTGCTGACTGGGCTTCCAAATATGACAGTTACTATGAGAGAAAGAACGGTGCTTTCGTGAAGCTCGAAAAGGGTGAGAGCGCTCCTGAGTTTGCGGCTGACAAGTATTATTCTAAGGCTGCTGAGTAAATTCTGAAACTGCGGTATGCGGGGATCTCCCGTGTGCCGCTTTTTCATAAAAAAACGGAGGTTATATTATGGGCTTTAAATTCACTGACCGCATCTGCAACATCGAAATAAACGAAAAGATATACCCTGTTGTCTTTCAGAAGCCGCTCGTTGACAGGCTGGGAAGCATAAAAGACACCTTTCTGAGCCTGAAAAACGACGGAGGGGCTGATGAGGAAAAGGTGATCTCCGCTTTTGACAATGCCATTGACAGCATTCTCGGAGACGGTTCCGCCTCAAAGATATTTGCTGACAGGCTGTCGAACATCGTTGAAAGATATGCTGTACTCAAGTACATTTACGATGAGATCACTGCGTTTATGCAGAGGATAGCAGGTGAGAAAAATGTTGTTTTGCCCGAAACCAAAGGTCATAAGCATTGACAGTATCCCCGTTCCCGTTGACCCCGATTTCCGCATAATGTGCGATTACTCGGAGGCAATGTCGGACAAGGACGCTGACAAGGCCTGTGCGCTTGCGGGGCGTTTTTACTTTGCGGGGCTGCCTGAGGGCGTTTCGGAGAAGGCTGCGGCTGACGCTATGACGGACTTCTACATTTCGGGTCTTGCGCCCGGAGCGAGGAACAAGGGGACATCTGCCATGGGGTCACATGAGCCGTCGTTTGACTTCTCGGAGGACGAGGCATATTTCTATGCGGATTTTCTCGGGCACTACGGCATTGACCTGAACACGGCAAAGCTTCACTGGTTCGATTTCTGCGCATTGTTTCGGGGTCTGCCCGATGAATGCAGGCTGAAAAGGATAATCGGTATAAGGGCCGAAAGCCTTTCGGAAATAAAGTCCTCTGCGGAAAGGTCGAGGGTGTCAAGGCTCAAACGTATTTTTGCGCTGAAAAAGAAGCAGGTCCAGAGGTTCAAAAACACTGCTGAACGTGACAGGGCTATGCTTGACGAGGTCGAGCGCATTCACAGAGAGGCTATGGAGAGAATGAGAGGTGAGGGCAGGTGACGGTTGGTGAGATCACTTATAAGATCTTAGGCGATGATGCCGATTTCAAAAAGGTTATGGGCAATGTGGGCAGCCTTGCGGCTAAGACTATGGGCATTATCTCCGAAGCTGCTCTTACCGCTTCCGCTGCGGCGGCGACGGCTGTAGGTGCTTTAGCCAAAGAGGCTATCGCAAGCTTCGGCGATTATGAGCAGCTTGCAGGCGGTGCGCAGCTGATGTTCGGCGAGGCGTATGATTACATTGCCGAAAAGGCTAAGACTGCCTTTAAGGACGTACAGATGTCCCAGAACGATTACCTTGAACAGGTGAACGGATTTGCCATTGGTCTGAAGACTGCCATGGACGGCGATGAGCTGGGGGCTGCAAAGCTTGCCGACAGGATAGTTGCTGCCGAGGCGGACATTGTGGCTGCTACGGGCAACACTGCGGAGAATGTTCAGAACGCTTTCAACGGCATTATGAAAAGCAACTATACCATGCTCGACAATTTGCAGATAGGTATCACCCCCACAAAAGAGGGCTTTCAGGAGCTTATCGACAAGGTAAACGCATACAAGGAAGCTCAGGGAGATGCAACAAGATACACTATTGACAACCTTGCTGACTGCCAGAACGCTCTTGTTGACTACATTGAGATGCAGGGGCTTTCGGGATATGCTCAGGCTGAGGGTGCCGATACGCTGCAGGGCTCTATGGCAAGCATGACAGCTGCATGGCAGAATATGCTCACAGGAATGGCGGACCCCACGCAGGATTTTGACAGGCTCGTATCTGACCTTATTGACAGCGTTCTGAACGTATCCGACAATCTTATGCCCCGCATTATGGCGGTACTGCCGCAGATGGCAACAGGCATTACGGAGCTTACCGAAAATCTTCTCCCCCTTATTCCCGACACGCTGGAACAGATGCTGCCTTCCGTTATTGAGGGCGCTAACAGTCTTGTTGCGGCGCTCCTTGACACGCTTTCTGCCGTTGCTGACACTGCCATACCCATTGTTACGGAAAACGCAGATGAGATAATCAACACTCTGCTGTCGGGGCTTATCTCGGCAATTCCCAGCCTTGCATCTTCTGCGGCTGACCTTTGCACGGCGCTTATAACGGCAATACTTGACAATGCCGACATCATCACACAGGGGGCTGTGGATATTGTGCTGGCTCTGGCTCAGGGGCTGACGGACAATCTGGACAGCCTTGTTCCTGCGGTGGTAAATGCAGCTCTGACGATAACCGAAACGCTGCTGGATAATGCGGACAAGCTTATTGACGCAGGCGTGCAGCTTATCGGAGCCATTGTGGAGGGACTTGCGGCATCAATCCCGCAGCTTTTGCAGCAGGCACCTGTTATCATCGAAAAGCTTGTGGTCGCCCTGATGGACGCAGGACAGGCGCTGATAACCGATGTGCCTAAGTCTATTTGTGAAAACATAGTAAGCGGTCTTAAATCATTTGACTGGACTGAGGGTGCCAACAGCACCATTGCAGGACTTAATGAGGCTATGAAAAAGGCTGCTGACAATATGGCAAAAGATGACGGTTATGTTGTGCTTGGGTCACAGGAAGAGGCGGACGCACGCTTGCAGGCAGCTCTGGACGAGCTGGAAGCTCAAAGAGGCGAGCTGACAGGGGCGTACAAAGACCTTGCTGACGGTCTGAACTCCTCTGCGGAGGACACGGCAGAGGCGGCGGAGGAAGCAGGCACGACCGTTTCCGAGGCTATAGCTGACAGTATGCCCGATGCAGGCGTTGACGGCGTGGTAGATAAGTCAGAAATGCTTGATGCGGCGCTCAAGGAGCTGGAGGACAAATATGCTGTCCACAAGGTCACGGAAGAGGAATACTGGGCAGGCAGAAAGGCGTTGCTCGAACAGTACCGCAATGAGGAAGACGCTGAGTGGTGGAAGCTTTATGACAAGGTAACGGAGCATTATGACAAGCTTGCGGACACCGAGGCAAAGGCGGCTGAAAAGGCTGCAAAAGAAGCGGAGCAGGCTAAAAAGAGCGCTGAAAACGCCCTTAAATCCTCTGTCGAGGACAAGTTCCGAGAAATTGAAACCGAGCAGCTGGAAAAGGGCTATGACGACAGCTGGCTGCTGGAGCAGGAACGGGTGTTTATCGAGACCCTTGACCACAATTCGGACACGTATCAGGACTACAACCTCAAGCTGCTGAAAGAACAGAAAAGCTATGATGACAAGGCTCTGAAAGAGGTTGAGACCGCTGCTAAAAAGCAGCGGGACACTCTTGAAAAAGCCTATGACAGCATTGTAAAATCCCGTGACAGTCTGGCAAGCAGTCTGAAAGGCAGCAGCGGCGATATCTTCAACAGCTCTGAGGAAACGGACAAGCGGACGGGGGCTAAAACCAAGTCAAACAAGATAGACCTTAGCGGATTTGAAAAAAAACTTGCCGCAAAGAAAAAGCTGACATCAAAAATTGCCGAACTGTATGAAAAGAATGTGCCTGACAGCCTTATAACCGAGCTGCTCAAACAAGACCCGGAGGCGGCGCTGGACTATGCAACGCAGCTTCTGAAAGACCCCAAGAAGCTCTCGAAAATCAAGTCTTTGTACAAGGACGATGAGGGCGTAAGCAACATCATTGCCAACATGGTGACGGAAAACTCAGACGAGTTCGAGAAGTTAGGTACTGACGCAGGCACGCTGTTTGGCGACAGCTTTATGGAAGCGTTCAAGGCTAACTGGGAGCAATCCATGAAGGACGTTTTTGACGGCAATTACGTTGACGCTGCGGCGGCGAATGTATCTGCTGCCAACTCTTCAGCGAGCATTTCTGCCAACACATCGGCTGCGAACACAACGGCGGCGGACAGTCAGGACACATCTGCGGCGGCCAAGCGCACATCTGCTTCATCGGGCAGCCCTGTTTACAAGGTGGTTGATCTGGACGGCAGATATGTGGCAAAGGTCGTGGCGCAGGAAAATAAACGTGCCAGGACGGCAAGCGGAGGATAACGCATGAATGATACAATTTTGAAAATCGGCAATGTGGATATGTCGGATCACGTCATATGCGAGGCTGTAGATATATCGACAGCGCCTGTGTATTCGGACAGCTTCACTGCTGTAAACGGCAAGGAACGTAAGAAATGTCTGGGTGTGAGTGTCAGTCTGTCGGCTGATTTTCAGGTGCTGTCGGACACGGTAGCAGCTGCCCTTGTGACCGCCTGCAATGCGGACGAGGTGACCGTAAAATACAAATGCCCCATGGTACAGACCAATGTGTTTGACCGCCCGACTATCCGCTGTGTGCCTGTATTTAACGACGGCACGGTGGACTATTACAACATATCCGTATCTATGACCTGCCCTCTCACGGGCTCAGGCCTTTAGCCTGCCGTACAAGATAACCTATCAGGGTACGGAATACGGTGCGGACGTACTGGCCAACATCAGGCTGAGGCGGTCGCTGGAAGGCAAGGGATTTGACGGTGTGGCCACAACGGAATTTTCCTGTGATGTATGGTCGGCTGTGCCGTTTATAGAGGGCAGCAAGGTAACGTTTAACGGCTATTTGCTGCCTGATTTTTACATTGCCCAGCAGTCCTATTCGGGCGGTGTGGCAAGCATTACGGCGTATGATCTGTGTAAAAATCTGGATATCCCCTTTGATTACAGTAATTACACACAGTTTGACACTGACGGAAAGACGCTGAAATGGTATCCGACTGCTCAAATCGTGGGGGCGGTTGCCTCCCAGTGCGGTTTTACCGAGGGCGGATATTCGGGGCGCATGGCACAGCTGTGCTATCAGGATTTTGCCGGCAAGACGTGCAGGGTCATACTCAGCGACCTGTCCCACAACGACGTGGGATACTGGCATGACGGCGGCGGTGTGCTGGCGTTTGTGCCTTTTTCTGCGCCCTCTCAGGGGCTTGAAATGCCCTCGGAGGGAGACAGAACGGAGGTCATCAGGCGGGGCACCAAGCACATTACGGGGGTATATGCCACTGATGAGGCATATGGCAACGAGTATGCCTCGGGCTCCGACTGGCGGCACACGGAGCGCATTTCGGGACGGTATCTGACTGAGGCGGCTGTACAGCAGATGGTATCGCAGATAGTCGGCAGCGGCGGTGAGTACGCCTATCACGGCTGGGAATGTTCGCAGATGATCACTGATTATTTGTACAACATTGGTGATTTCCTTGCATACGGCGGCGACAAGCTTCCTGTGCTGAGTGTTGATTTTGATTTCACGGGACTGGGAATCGTGGCTGATGTTTCTGCGCCTGAGGCGGATTGCAGTTTTTCGGAGTATCATGATCTGTACAGCCGCAAGTTGGAGGGCAAGCTGGAGGCAAACAAGTCCTATGGCTGCTTTTTTGCAGGCGACAAGGGATTTGGACTGAGGATAGAAATGTGAGGCGGTTTGATGGAAAAGACTGATTTACTGTGTTACCAACCCATTGGGGGAGCGCCTATTGTGAAGGTCGGTAACAGATTTCTTCCGCTGGCGGCGCCCTCCGACAAAGGCAAAAGCAGCGATAATGTGTTCTGGTTTATCTACTCGGGCAGCAAAAAAGCCAAGCTGACCATTGATGTGGAAAACTGGACTGAGACTTTGGAGGAGGTGGAATAATGTTTCCGTATCCTTTTCTGGAAGCGGCATATATGGCTAAGATGTCGGGCGGCGGAAAGGTCAAGCCCATAACTATAACGGAAAACGGCACGTACAATATCTCAGACGCTGAAAAGGCTGAGGGGTATGTGGGGTTTGAGCCTGTGATGGTTGATGTGCCTGGCGGAAACACAATAGCCGT